TTTATTCGTTGTATTTCACATCCTTCTCTGTATCCTTGTGTTGCGTTATCTCGTTTAGGAGTGAACAACGATCCTGCAACGAAAGGGAATTGTCCTCGAAGTATTGCTTCAGTTTCTTCCATCTCTCTTCGGAGATGTGACTCAAGTTGCTGAGCTTTTGATTCATTAAATGTCCATCCATGAATTTCTTGTTCAGTCAGTATTTCTGCGACGCGATGCTCTAATCTACACGCGTCAGATAAGGGCGGAAGTGTTCGCATAATTTGGTGGTTACTTTTACGTCTTGGACCATATAGTCCTGCATATCTTGACTCCACTCTTGCCAGTCAGATGTTTTACCAAAGTCTCCTTTGTATTCTCCTAATCTGTAACCGTATGCTTCGAGTGAATGTCTTCCATATAGTTGTAATGGCATATGTCGCCATTGCCTTCTCTTATCTATCTCCATCAGATTTGGATGAAATAGGCGAGAAAGGACAAGAGTATCAACGCATTCAGCAGTAGTAGAAAACTCACTGCTAAGCTTCCGTAAAACAGGAAGGTCATACCCAATAATATTGTGCCCAGCGAGAGTATCAGCTTCCATAAGTTGATTGATACCATCCCTGATACTGGGCGTCTCGTCATCTTGATCGTTATATACGTAGCTCTTTTCCTCTTTGGTACAAAAGGTGGAAATGCAATGTATTTTAGAAACGTCATATAATAATCCGTTTGTTTCTATATCGAATACCAGCATTATTTTTTAGCGGTATATGTTTTATCCCTAAACTTTGCTTTTTTCTTTGCTTGTTTTGTGGGTGGGTTTGGTTTTACCAGCTCAGAAGTCTGTGCTGGGATTGAAAATTGGCTCTGTAGTTTCATCGTATTTACATGTTTCTTTGTTGTATTTCAATTGACATGCGACACCTACTTCACCTGAGTAGCGATTCTTAAGAACTCTGAGTATTGTTTGGTCTACTGCATCCGATTGTTGGTTTCTTTCTAACCCCCAAACTTCATCTGCTAGTTGACTTATGGCGGCGGATCCTCTCAGTTGTCCAAGAGTTACACGTGCGCCTTCTTCATGGTTCTTATCTGTCTGTGTTCTACGTAAATGTGATACCAAGAATAGTTTTATTCCTGTCTTTTCAACTAAACTTCTTAGCTTAGTCATAGTGGTGTCGATCATCTTACGTTCATCTCCATCTAATCCGGAAATTAATATACTCAGATGGTCCAAAAATATGGTCTTCGTTTCGAGCGCGAGTGCCATATATTCAATGCGACTGTAGATAGTATCAGGATCAGCACTCCCGAAGTGGTCATACAGGAAGAGATTCCAGTTTTTGAGCGTGTAGTCATATGCTTCTTGTAATGTTTCCTTGGTATGTTCTCCAAGATGTAATGCTTTACCAGTAGCTACAGACATCAAGCCTAAAGCTGTTCTTCTATTTGATTCCTCTAGTGCGATGTATCCGACACGCTCGTCCTTGTCTAAAAAGTGAGTTGCCAACTGGCGTGTCAGGGTTGATTTACCTTGACCTGTTCCTGCACTTATTACCGTTAGCTCTCCGTATCTACAACCATGAGTAAGTCTTTGCAGTCCTGCAAATGGATACTCAAAGTCACATGGAGGACTAGGGTTAGTGACTAATTCCAGAAGCGATTTACCATCGACGATACCATCTGGTTGATACGGCGATGCGTTCCAGATAGCTTTGCGAATCGCCTCTGAATCTCCAGCTTGGAGAGCATCAGAAGCATCCTTGTACGGATCCGGAAGGTGAGCAATCTTAACTTTCCCACTTGGTAGGAGAGCAGCCACCTGCTCTGTAGCTTGTTTGCCCGGTTCATCTTTGTCAAAGAATAAAACAATCTCGTCATACCCTTGGAATAACTGGAGTTGTTTCTGTATATCTTTCTTCGCCGACGCTGCGCCATGAGGTAGGGAAACATGCGCCCAATTCGGGTACGCCTCCCACGCTGAAAGTGCATCCAGTTCGCCTTCGTAAACAATAATACGTTTACCAGTAGAAGGAAAGAGAGACTGACCAAATAAAGTGTCAGTAGTAGTTCCTTCATACTTAAACTCTTTTAGCTTGTTTTTGGTTTTGAATCCTCGAAGTGTCTTATCGCTGCTGAAATAAGGGAAGCGGAGAAGTTCTCCGTCTCTGTATACTCTGTAGTGTTGGCAGGTTGCTTCGCTGATTTTTCGTTTATGCAGCCTTTGGGCTGATCCTTTGAATGTGGCATTTGTGGGCATGTGATGTGTGTGATTATCGTCGTCGCCTTTCGTTAAGTTTTGACAACTAAAACAAAAAGTATTTCCGTCGCTGTATATAGCTTTCGCATCAGAAGAGCCACACACTTCGCATGGCTCATGTCTTAAAAACTCTGCTGTCATTTCAACCAATCAACTGGTATGCAGTGTGCAGCGCACCATAATATTCCATATCGCTCACACCACTTCGCATAGGTTGTTTTGCTTTTCTTTGAGATCCTTTTGTATGGATCTTGAAAGACCATGCGAAGGTCTATCTTTGGGTTATCTTTTATGACTTGTCTAATCTTGCGCCTAGATGGTGGGTCCCAATACCCTTTGACCTCTAGGATTACTCCGTTATTTGGTAATACAAAATCAGGAGTATAGCTGTGTTGAATAGTGTAAGGGTAGGACGCTTCCTCATATTCATAGTCAACGCCCAACGTTACTAATAGATCAGCTACTTTCTCTTCAAGTCCTGATCGAAATGCCATTAGAAGTCGTCTTCTACTGAACTAGGTGTCGTGTCAGGAGTTACGTTAGGTTCTTGTGCTTTGAATCCAGCAGTACTACCAAATAAATCAGCAGCTCCCTGTTCATCCAAATCACCTGTATCTACACCTACCTCTGACTGGATACTCACTATCTGTACTCCAGATAACTTGAGTGATGTGCCATAAGTGACGCCATCTCTTAGTATGTATGGCTTCTGAGTAAATCCAAGCTTAACCTTGCTGCCTGAATATACTGGTGTAGTCTCGTCCTTGATTGGTGTACCTTCAGTATCTACAACTGGAGGTCTTTTCTCATCTGACCAAGAAAACTTGATTAGATACTTACCCTTAGATACCTCTTCCCATGGTGTAGGTTTTAGTGTCGATCTCTTTGGGTTCTTAAGTTTACTCTCTGCCCACTTGAGGCAGTCTGCTCTTTCATCTTCTAGCTTAGAGATTAAGTCATCTCCAACTATCGCTTTTAATGAATAGCCAAACTTACTTGGCTTTAACACAGCTTGGAATCCCTCTAGGGTTACAGGCTCGGGTGTTACGTGTATGTTTCTCATTAACAGAAAAAATATTGTGAATCAATTACGGCTTCT